GGCGGCTGCGTGCCAGCCGGTCAGCTCACCCTTGGGCATACGCCATGCCAGCACGGCAGAGCCGTTGCGGGTGGTGTAATACTTGCCGCCGGGGGCCAGCTCCCACGCGGCGCTCTCGGGGCAGTTCACATAGCCCTCGGCCTCCAGAATGGCGGCCGCAGCAGCCGTGGAGTGGAAAGCACTGACGCCGGCGTCCAGAAAACGGAAAAGCTCCTCTATCGAAAAAGCTGCATTCTTCATGGTTATTTTCTCCTTGGTATTTTAACGATTCCTGTACCCTTTATTATAGCCCGCTGCGCCGGAAAGGTCAATCCGGCCCCACTGCACGGCCCCTTAATGAAAAGTAAAGCATTAAATGCAACAAATTTTCGGCTCTGTTTTTGTGGATTTTAGCGTAAAGCAAACAAGCCTCCAAGCGCACCCCGCTTGCGGTTATCCCTTATTGTTCATTTTTACCAGTGATTTTCTGCTTTCTATGTGCTTTATGCTGTCAAACCAAGCTCCCGCAGGCATTCGCGGAACATTGTGCCGGCGCTCTTATAGCCGAAAATTTTTCTAGGATAGCTGTTAATCCAGTTCTCCGTGGCTGCGATTTCTTCCGCTGTGACCTTTGAGAAGTCCGTGCCTTTCGGATGCCGGCGGCGGATCATGCCGTTCACATTCTCATTGCTCCCACGTTCCCAGGAAGAATACGGGTGGCAGTAATATACCTTCGTCCGCTTATCCCCGGTGATGCAGGACTGTTCCAGCTGATCGGCCAATGCAAACTCACTGCCGTTGTCCACCGTGATGCTCTTATAAATGATGCCAAACTTCTCTGCGCCCAACTTCCGTTCCAGCGCATTGATTGCCTGCACGGTCGTCTCTGCACGGCGATCCGGCACCATTATAATATTTTCGTTCCGGGTTTTGCGCTCGGTCAGCACCAGCAGTGCAACCGTACTTTTCTTCTTGCCGGAATACACCGTGTCCATTTCCCAGTGTCCAAATTCTTCACGGTCTTTTACTTCCGCCGGGCGTTTTTCGATACTCTCACCAGCCGGCGCACGGGCAGGATTCTTTGTTTTGACCTTTTTATAGTCGCCCTTATGCACGCCATGTCTGGGCAGAGCCTTTTGTGTCAGATTCAGGAACACACCCTTTTTGATGTAGCTATATATGGTAGGCACCGATATATGCGTTTTGAATGTCCGTCCTTCTTCCATGGCATAACCATACACCGCAGCCGGTGAGCAGTCCTTATCTATAATGGTCTGTTCGATATAGCTTGCAAGCTCATGATCCTTGCCGATTTTAAGGTTTGGCCCCTTTTCCCGAAGATGTGCCTGATACCTTTGCTCTGCAATGTCCGGGCTGTATGTAGGAATCAGCTTCCACGTCTTACCGTCCAGCTTGTCATAACTGCCGCGCTTCAATTCCCGGTACACCGTGGACGGGTCCACCCGCAGCCTGTCTGCGATTTCCTTTACTCTCAGCCCATCTTTCAACCACTTTTCGATACGGATTCGGTCTGTAAGCGTAAGCTGTTTGAACACTCGCACGCCGTTTTCCTCCTTCCGACTATGGCGTTTATTTTCGTTTTAAGCGTAAATTATACGGTGTACCGTTGTCAATTCGCAAACTTTCCACACTTTGCACATTTCCTTTGTGCAAAACTCCCAGACAAACAAAAAATGCCCCGCCAGCAATCCATCAGGATGCCAGCGGGGCATTGCTTTACTTAGTGGAGATACCTTGCCAATTCAGATGCAACAAAGCCTGCGATCACTGCCGCAATGACTGCCCACCAGAGTTTGTTTCCAAATACTCCGGGGGCTTTTTCCAGCGCGGTCAAGCGGTCGTCCTGCTTCTTGTTCTGTGCCGTCACAACTTCAAGGCTCCGGTTTGTGGTTTCGAGTTGCTGGATGGTCAACTTGATATTGGTGTTCATGCCGTTTACTGCATCGGTCAGCTTCCCCAGCTCGTCCAGCCGGTGGGTGTTGCTCTGTGCACGGTTTTCGACCGCTGTCAGGCGATGTTCCAGTTCCTCGTCAGTCATTACGCTTGTTCTCCCCCACGTTACCGAAATGGGCCACAGTAGTGGTTTCTGCGGATTTCTTTGCCATGTAATCTTCGAGCTTCTTCTTGGTAAAGTCGAACACAAGCTGCACGATCCAATCCAGCGTCCGCTCATTGATTGCCCAGTCCAGCCAGTCCGGGGTGTACCCACGCAGTACGGCAATGACATGGGCTTTCTTTTCTGCGCCTGCGCCACTACCGAACTTTTCCTCTGCGTTGACGATCCACTTGTACACAGTCTTTGCGACCACAAGGCCGTAGCCCAGACGTACCGCCGCCAGCGCCGTGACCACAAGGCCGACCACCATGAAGATGCAGGCCAGCCATTCAGGGAATGCCATCAGAAAAACTTTCAGAATGTTCTCCATTTTGTTTTCCTCCTACTTTCAGCTTACCCACCGGCTCTTTGCCGCGCGGGTGTCGATATGTACCCAACCAGCAGGGCGGCCCGCCTTTACAGGATAGCGCCCGATGCCGCCACGATTCGGCAGTAGGGTCTCGGCATAGGCAGCCACAGCTTCAACACCCACGCCCTGCACCCGGATGTCCGCAGCCTTGCCGTAACAATGCTGGCTGTAGGTCGCCCCCTTCACCGCCTTGTTGTGGGCGGCGGTACGGTATGCACTCGTGATCGTCACAGACTTCCCGAAATGATCCCGGATTTTCTGCAGCAGGGTCACAAGCTCATCGTCAATAAAGATCGGGTCACTCCCATCCTTGCAGCGGAACTCCTTCACCGCAAAATTTGCGGAGAGCTTTCTGTTCCCGTCCTTCGCATACGAATAGGCTTTAATCGCCATTGCTACCATCTCCCTTCATGCCCAGATCAGCCCCGCACCCGCGCATGGCACAGTCCACCATGAGCACCCCGAACTCTGCACGCTCGGTGCTCATGTTCTCGCCCTGCGCTTCAAGCCGGGTCAACAGCTTCTCACACAGCTCAGGCCACGTCATAGTCGTCACCGGTGATGCGCTTGTAATCCTCGGCGGTGATCTCGCCCTTGTTTACGCGCTCGGCCAGAACTTTCTTCACGCCTGCACGGCGGGATGCGGGCATCTCTGCCCAAGTCTTAGTGCCTGCAATCAGGCGGTTTGCCCAGATAATGTTCATGGTGATACCTCCTTATTCCTTGTTCAGCGCTGCGTCCAGTTCGCACAGCGCGGTTTCGATGGCGGCCAAACGCTCCTCGTTGGCCGCGTCCTGTTCGCACATTGCGTCCTCGACCTCGGCCACGCGGTCAGGCAGGCCGTCTTTCTCGGCCTGCTTCTTGGCTGCGGCTTCCTTCTCCTGCCGGGTGGGCAGATCGTGTTTCGTCCAGTTCAGTGCCATTTTTATACCTCCTTACTGGAATGCGCCGGAGACGGCTTCGATGTAGCCGCCCTCGCCGGATTCGCCGCGCTCCACGCTGACGCGGAAGTTAAACGCCGCGCCGTTGGTGGCGGTCTTATTCTCAAAGACGATGTTCACGCCTTTTTTTACCTCGGTCGTGGCATCCTGCCAGACCGGGGAGCTGTCGAGTGCGTTGTTGGTCACTTCGGCTTTGAACTTCGCATCATCGGGGATGGAGCCGGTCACCTGAAGCACGGCAACGGTAATGTCGCCCTCAACGGCCAACGGTTCAGCCAGCGTCACGCTTGCGGCGTGGACGGCCTTGGTAAAGGTCGCGGACGTGCTGACGGTTTCCTTGCCGTCGCTCACCTCAACGGTGATGGTGTGGTTGCCGTTCAGGATTTTCTGGAATCCGGCAGCGCTGGCCGTCTGCTCAAAGGTCAGGGCCGTGCCGCTGGCAACGCCGGTGCGGGTCTTGGCGGTCTTTCCGTCCAGCTTTTCGGTGACGGTCAAGGTGTCGCCGTCGGCATCCCTGACGGTGTACTTCCACGCAAAGGCCGCGTTCTTCCGCCCCAGAGCTGCGCCGTCCGTGCTGACGGTAGGTGCAGTGTTGACACTGACCGTGCCATCGTCAGAGACCACGAGTGTAGAGGGAAGAATGAAAGCGGGGCGAACACCATAGGAGTAGCTGTACCAGCTGTCGCCGTAGGAGCCATCGGTGCTGACGCCCCAGACGTGGCCGTTACTGATGGTGTGCGGAGAGCGCAGCCACCAAATGGCAGCGGAGCTGCCATTGTATGCAATACGCTTGCTGTTACCGCTGGAGCTGTTGCCAAAGTATGCCAGCCTCACACCGTCCTTCGGGAAATAGCCGTTGTCGCTGGTCGTCCAACCAACCTCATAACCAGACAGCAGGAACACTTTGGTGCTCAGACCGTTGGAGCCGGTGGCAAGGCTGCCGCCGGAACCAGTGCCGTTCTGGTACGGGATTTTCACCTGCTTAATAGCTGCCCGGATGTTGCTGTCGATGAGGTTGTAGAACGTTCCGTTCAGGTATGTGTGGATGCTGGAATCCTTGTAGGAGTTATTGTTGCCGAACGTGGACGTTGTGTAGATGTCCTTCATCAGCAGCCACGTT